CTATAAATTTTAAATAATATCATCCCAGTTCCTTTGTTCATTTTCCCATATGTCATTAAGATTAACAGAGTTCCACATATCTCTTGCAAGACGAGCTACCTGTGTTACAACCGAATGAATAGATAAACCTAAACTAATCATTACCAATCACCTTGATAAGCTACTATTGTACCACTTGCTAATCTATATCCAGTCCATCTGCCGAATATTGTCATACCCTGTGGGAATGTATTACTTGTATCAATAGCGTCTCCGTTACCACTAGCCGTTCCTATATAAGAAGAATCAACTGGTGTTAATGTAGTAAATGTTGTGTCTTCTAAAAATTGAATTGCTATAACTTTTTTACTTGTTATATTATCAGTTCCATCTTCAAATATTGCTCCAAGATAACCTGTGTTTTCTGTTACGTTTAAAGCTCCAGTCTTATTTACTTGTAATGGAGTATAGTCACCATCAGCTCCTGATAAATCAGCTAAAGCATCATTTCTTACAGCTAAAGCTGCAACGCCTGTGTCAGTACTACCTTGAGCACTTTGAATAGCTTTACCTAAATTTGTAGCACCTGTAGCTGGTATAATACTTGTTACATCTACATCTCCAATATCCACACCGCTATTTGCTGCTAACTTACCGATAGCTGCACTACCAGCTGGTAAAGAAGCAACCACATCAACTTGCATTTGAGTAGAAACAGCAGCAGCGAGAGTGCTTGTATCAGCGTCAATAGTATCAAGAACTGCATCTATCTCAGTATTTTTTGTAAGTATACTATCTAATACTGCATCAAATGTATCAATCTTTGAATTGGTAGATGTTATTAAAGTTTCAATCCCGTCTACTGCACTTTCTAATATTCCACCAGCTGCTACATCTATAAACAAAGCTCCATCTGCATTCATTTGAAATGGTACATAATCCCCATCTGTTCCGCCTAAGGCTGCTAATGCGTCATTTCGTACACCTAATATAAAGTTACCTTTATCTTCACTTGTGTGCCCAGAATCTTCTGCGTACTCTGCACCAGCTACAATATCTACTTGTATTGCAGTCTCTGCACTATTAAGAATCTTATTTAAAACTTCTTTTGTTTGATACTTTGGAAAAGCCATTTATACTCCTTTAACCTCCACCACCGCCTCTAGGGCTATCTTAAATCTGCTGGCATTATTCTTCGAGGGCCGCCAGTCTTATCCCTTTTCTTCATCCCAAATCTTTTTGTAGACTCTACCCATTTTGATTCATGGGCTCTAGCCATATTCATAGATACAGCAGCTATATTTCCGTCAGCAACAGTTCCAGCTTTGTCTTGATACAATCTAGACTTAACATAATCTATTAAAGATGAGTGCATTGTATTATCAATATCTGGAACATCAGTAAGAGCTGATACTGCATTAGGTTCGCCTGAATAATGTATTAATACACCATTCGTAACTGCTTCGTCTATAGGTTTATAGTCACCCTCTTTATGATGGATAGTATCACTATCACTACCTTTTGTAGTAACAATAGCAATATGGTCTCCAGTTATAAACCAAGCAATAGAATCTTCTGGGTTGTTGTAACTACTAGCCATTAGTCTATATCCATTGTTTGTACTTCATTATTAAGCAATCTAGGTATTTTTACATAATCTCCAGATGAATCCATAAAATCTACTCTGTAAACTTTATTTACTTCTATTCCAGAATTAGAATCACTTAGTGTATACCATTGTTGATCTGCTACTGTAGTTGTTTTAGCATATTCAATTTTACTATTATATTTACCTAATTCAACTAAAGCTTCGTTTATTAAATTTTTTATATAATTTTCTGGAGCATCTGGAAAAGCTTGTCGCACTCTAGATATTATTTGTTTTACTGTTAAGCTATGCACTGCCATTAGTCAGAGTCCTTTCCAAGATATCCAAATTGATTATATTCTCTTGTCTCATCTTCCCAGTTAACTGCTATAACATTCCAAGCTCTTGTATCAGCACCTGGTGCAATCCAATTAGTTGTTGTAGGTAATGTAACTCCAGCCCACAAAGCTCCAGTAAAAGTAAGAGTTGTATTTGTATTACTAGCTGTTGCATTTTTAGTCATTTCAAAAGTAGTAGAATTTGTTATTGATAAAACTTTTGTATTAGCTGGAATACCAGTTCCACTTATATTCATTTCTGCTGATATAGCACTTGTACTATCCATTGCAACTGTAGCATCTCCGCTTGTTGTATCACAAGTAGCATCACTAGAACTTGGAAAAGGTAATGTTACTAAACTAAAAGCTGGAGATGTATTTAATGTTACTGGAGTAAATGCCATTATGCACCTCTCATTATCTGTATACCTTTATCGTAATCAACTTGTAATTTTGCTTGCTGAGATTGATACCAACCATATTCTGTTCCATCAACATTTAATCTTAGTTGAATTTCACTTCCATATGCGTTTGCTATTCCTAATTTAGTTTGAACTTCATTAGAATATCCAGTAGCAGCTGATATATAACTAGCAACTACGGCTGACTGAGCACCAACTTGAGCTAATCTTTGAGATACTTCAGCTCCATAAGCTTGTACTTCTGAAGCAGAAACACTTGCCTCTTGTAAGTAAGCAGAACCAGCTGTAATTCTAGCTTGAGACTCTTCTCTTTTAACTTGGGCTTGTTGTAAGTGAGTCTGAACAACTTTTATTTGTCCGTCAGCTTCAGCTAAGGCAGTATTAACTTCCTTAACTCTCATATCGCCAATAGAAGTCCATTCTTGAAGATGCATCTGTGCTCTTTGTAATTCTATACTTGCTATTGCTAAAGCAGACTGTACTAACTCTGTATCCTCATTTACTTGTGCTCCAAACGCATCAGTTGTTGCCGATGGTTGATTTCCATTGACAATATCTGATACTTTATCTACAGCATCTTTTACTCTTGTTAGTTGAGAGTTAGCTGTTAAAAATGTTTCTTCATCTCCAAATACAGAATCGGTATCTGCTAAAATAAATTTATCTGCAGCATTAGATGCTTGAAGAACTGCTGTTATTAATAATGCATAAGCAGTATTTACTTGACCTTCACTATCTGTTTCACCTAAATCTAACAGGGCAGTAGATTTATCAAGCTCTACGCTACCTTCAATGATTACATTGTCAACCTTATCAAACTCGACACTTGCTTCTGCAATTATATTATCAACCTTATCTAACTCTGTTTTCATTGCATCACAGGCAGTTTCAAAGCCAGAAGCATTATCTGTGTTTGAAGCTATCTCAGCTGCTTCTGTCTTAGCGAGAACAATTTCTGCTTTCGCAAGAACTAGGTCAGCATCTATTTTGTCGCATACTGCCTGAGTCTCGTCAAGTTCGTCATTAATAGCAGTAAGAGCAGTAGTGATATCTGAGTTACCGTGCTTATTATTCATTAACTGTTGTAATGCTTTTATTGCTGCGTATAACGTAACTAAATATTCATACTCATTTGGAAAATTTGTTATAGTACTTAGAGCACTCGCATCTAAAGGAGAAGCTTGACTATACGTAGGCATAGATACAAGTTTTCCTCCAGTCCCAGTTGGAAATAATGTTACTAAAGAATCTTGTATATAATAAGCAGGATCTGAGCTTGTAGCAAATTCCATATCAGAAGAATCTTGTATACGCCCTCTTTTATTAGCCAATACTAATCGACATGGCTGGTCTATTGTACCATCATTTTTAAGTACGTGTAATATTTTATGACCTTCAGAAGTAACAGTATTTGTAAAAGTAGTTTCTTCAGCCACTCTTTCCATTATAGGGCGAGGCATAGCGTTAATAACTTCATTAGCTCCTTCTGTTATAAAGGAATCCAATGCAGTCTCATCGCTAAATGCGCCTACTAAATCTACTACTTGTGCGCTAAATGTTGCCATTTACTAATATCTCATTGCTTTCTTCTTACTTTTTTTCTTTAAGACTTTTTTCTTTTTCTTTTTCTTTGCCATTGGCTTTTTGTACATCATTTGAATTCCCTTTTCCTCCAGTCATTGTACGACTGGAAACAGTTTTTAATCCTTTACCAAATTTACCCATTGCTAAATCTTTCTATACTACTTTTCATATCTGTAGTGCCAAACTCCATATCAGTTCTTTTTGCTATATCGCTTCTCATCCAAGAGTTTACTGTGAATTTTGGAGCCGATGCTCTTTCACCACAACCTCTACAATAAAACCAATTTTTTTTATTTGGCTTTTTGCAATGTTGACACTTAGGCATTAAGTCCCACCAGCAATTACAGTTAACACTCTATCGCCTCTAAGAGCTGTATGAGTGATTGACAAAACTTCATTATTTGTTGAATCTAAAGTATCTATATGATCTTTAATATCTCTTGCCATTGTACCAACAGCAGCAGTCTCTATATTTGGAGTAGCATCATGTATCATTACTTTTACTTTTACATTACCATAAACAGCCATAATTAACTCCTATTAAGATACAGTGATACTACCATCAAGAGCAGTAACACCTTGTGTATACCAATTAGTACCGTCACAGACTAATCTTACAGAGTCTCCTGTATTAGCAGCTGTTCCTATAATAACATTGGTTTTTCCAGTTCCTCCAGCAGAACCATTTGCATCAGAGGATGTATCAACTTCACCTTCTAAAAATCTACCATAGATTAATGTTCCAGTAGCTTTAATTGTAACTGCTCCAGTTGGAGTATCTTCTTTTACAACAAAATCGTATCTTATTCCTTTAGTCGGAGATGGGAGTGTAATCTCATAAGCTCCTCCTGAAGAGTCAACAGTATAAAATTTACCACTATCTTCAGCAGTCAATTCAATAGCAACCGTAAGATCTTCTACAGCAAACAATGAAAAATCATTTCCAAAGTTTAGTTTTTGATCGTCTTGATATTTACTTTTCATTTTAAAACTTTCTTCTTTAATTTATAAATTTTTTAATAAGGATTTTCGGGGCTAAACTTTTTTAGAATAGCCCCACAGAATCCAAATCTGTTTATCCTTATTTATTCGGATTATTAAGCAGAAGCACTTTCTACTACGACAACCGTACCAAGGGCAACTGGAACATATCCAGATAAATGCCAATTAACACCGTCACAGATAAAAGTCATTCTTAGACCTTCAATAGCCTGAGAAACAGAACCATCAATAGTTATTTTAGATAAACCATCAACATCGTCAACTGTACTATTAGCTGCACCTGCAACAATATATCCGTAGATATCAGTTCCATTAGCACCTGTAGTCACAATGAAGTCAGCGTCATCATCACAATTTACTGTAAAACAGAAATCGTAATTAACACCAGCAACCGCATCTGAAGCTGTTGGTAAAGTTAAAGTAACATTGTTATCTACAGTAGACATATCAACTGCAAAAAGAGTTCCAGATTCTGAAGCTTTAAGCGTTCTCGCTACAGCGTCATTATTATCAATTTTCTGAAAGGCTTTTTCACCAGTTTCAAAATCACCACTATTCTTATTTAGAATATTAGTTAACATATTTCATACCTCCTTACGCTGCTTCCACTTCAAAAAGAGCATGGCTCTCTGGAAGTGTAATTTCAAGACCAGCTTCCGTAACAATCATATCCTTACGCAAGTCCTCGTCAGAGTTCTGTACGTTAGTAATAATATGAGTATCACGATTTAAACCGTTTCCAACTAATGGGCGATATTGACATTTGCTCATATCAGCCATAAGCATGAATCCAGAAGCTTGACCTCTAAATAATGGTTCTTTTACTAAGTGCATTGTACCGTGAACGGTATCAATAGTCATAATTTTATGACCAAAAGCACCTTCTCTTTCTTGAAAGTTATAACGATTAACCATGTTAGCAGCAGAACCCATGGAAGCATCCATGAAAGCACCATCACCTAATTTGTTAAAGAATGTTATAACTGGAAGAGAAGCAAGCACTAGCCTGTCTGATGAACCACCGCGAGCTGGATCAAAGATAACTTCTAAGTCGCCTAATAGGCGGTCATAAGTCATTTCACTTTGAGCAACGCTACGATAGTAAGGTGCTCCACTTGTATATGCAAGAGCTGCATCATTAGCAGTTGGATTAGCATTCTTTACAATATGCCCAACAAGCCCTTCACTATACTGGATACCACCAACTCTTGCTTTTTGTCCAAACAACATTGCACGTTCAATATCAACTTTATGCTCACGAAGTTTAGTCGCCCAAATGCGTTCAAACTCGTTTGCATATCCGCGATAGCGAGTTGCAATTGCTGTGTTAGAAAGTTCACAAGCAGTTTTAAAGATTTGAGTATAACCATAGTCATCCTCAATCTCACCTGACCAAACATCTGGAGAGGCAGAGCCTTCAGCAAATGCTGTGCCAATAACCTGACAATCATCATCGTCAGATATAATATTATATCCAGTTACGTTTGCATTTGAAACGTCAATAATTTTTCCAGTAAATGAACTGTCGCTTCCGTTATCAGTAACTGCCGTCTCAACTCTTACTAGAGTTTGAGCATAGCCAGCTGTTTCCGCGCCAGTAGTTGTATTTACTGCAAAAACCATTCCTTTTATTAGCCAGTCAACTGAAACACTACTAGCATCAACTGTAAAAGCATAAGAGCTTCCAGCTGCTACTGTACTGCCACCGTTAACGTGTCCAGCTAAATCAATTTTAAAATTACGACTAGTCCAATCAATCTTAGAACGATTTTCTAAGAAACGAAAGACAGAATCATCTGTAGGGTTTTTTGCAACCTGAGACAAGTATACGAAGAATGGTGATTCTTCGGGAGCCAATTCAGCAACTCGATCACTAAAATCGTATAACCGTCTTCTATCAGGAGCTTGACCTACGCCAGCACTAGTTGCTGCAGCCGTAATATTACTAGAGAGTTTAGTTCCCTGTGTAATAGCCATTTTTAATAACCTCCGTTATTTTTTTTATTTTAAAGTAATCTTCCTGAGTTGCCAGCTTTTAAGATTCTATCCCAAGAAACATCAACTTCACTTTTTACGCTAGGCTCACCGCCTTGTAAAACGCCAGCTGACTTTGGCATAGCTTGAGTATTAGTCACAGCTTGTATATTTTCAGATGAAGGGGCGTTAACGCCTTTATTGTAAAACTGTCGATAAACATTAATTAGAAAGTCGACAGGCAATTGATCTCTAGGAGTCATTGCAAAATCAATAAATTCATTTACTTCACTATCATTTTCCATACCATACTTAGACTTTAACTCACCTTTTAAATTTTGCATAGCAACTTGACTTTGGATACCAGCCATCTGTTCGGTGACTGCTTTGTTAACCAAAGCCGTTTCCTTCTCTTCTCGTAATTTAAACGAGGGAGAGTCGGACTTGTAATAGGCTTCCCATGGGTCAAATGAAGCTTCATCAACTTGATTATCAGGTTGAATAGTTTCATTGTTAGCAGTAGGCTTTCCTTGTAATCTTTCCTGTATAGCTTGAACTACGTCAGGTCTAGATTCTAAAACATTTTGCAATTGTTTTAGAGGTTCCATTTGTTGAACTTGAGATTGTAAAGAGTCGTACTCAGATTTTTGTTTATCATACATAGATTGGAATTTTTTAGTTTCATTCTCCCAATCAGTACCATAATCAATATTTTCTTCATTACCTTCAGCACTAATAACGCTAGGAGCCCTATCAAGACCTTCGCCTTGAGCTTCTAGATCTTCATTTGCTGGAAATTCTTTACTAACTACTTCTACGTCTGGCATTGATATATCAATTCCTTGACGATCTTCAACTAACTTATCCTCATAAGTTTTTCCTACTTGTTCTGTTTTCTGGTTTTCCATTTATTCCTTCCGAATCTCTTTACTCTTTAATTGGGCGATACCGTTTGATATCCCTTAAGGTAAGCTTGACTCTATTTGTTAACCTTCAACGCCTTCTTCGGCACCCTGTACGCCTTGTCTTTGCTTTTGACCATACTTAGCCTGCAAATCAGCTTTATCAATTACATTCTCTAGCTTGTTCAGATTTTTTCTTTCTTTATCTTTTATATCACCAAGAACTGAATCTAATCCAGTCTTGAATTTCTGAGTAATGGTTTGTTTTTTAGCATTTACTGCTTCACGTTCTGACGTTTGCAAATCACCACTTAGTTTCTTAACCTGCTCTTCAAGCTGTTCAATGTAACCTTTCATCTGACTCATAGCACCTTTCCGTTGCAAGACACCTTCTTTGTCATAGATTTCTGTTTTCTTTAGAACCTCGACGTCGTCTACCAAGCCCAACTTATAAGCATCTAAATACATATTGTACTCAGCCATCTTATTAGATGGTAGCGTTGAACCTGATATTATTCTAATATCGTGCTGTCCAAGAGAAATATCATTCTCAATAGACATTAACTCTTTAGATTTATCGTCATACATTCTATTGTTAACGGTAAATTCAGTTATGTCATTGTTTGGTTGCACGATTCTAAAAGTCTTTTTAAATCCGTAATGTCCCTTACAAAAGTTATATACTACTTTTCCAAGAACATCAAGGCTTCCCTCTATATCTTTGAGCTTAGAACGCCCTCTTGTTTCTCCCATCTCCTGGAGCATATAAGTTCCTCTAGCTGTATCTGGAGTCCCAGACCTAAATCCTTGCATTAATTCTGAAATGCCAAAATTTAAATCTATGTAGTGCTCTACTCTAGAAATTAAACCATAGAACTCTGATGCTAATGGTTGAGGTGCTGGAAAGTGTGGCTCACCAAACTCAGGATTATATTCAATAACCGCATTTGGATTAGCCCAATCTCTTTCTAACTGCCCTACATCATCTACACTACCTTCTGGAACTAATAGTTTTAGACCAGCTGAGGCTTGTGCATGACTTAATGTAAGAGAAAATAATTTATTAATTAATCTTTGAGAGTCTTTTACTTTACTTACATCTGATTTAGGGTATGGAGTATTAGTCCAAATGTTTGGGACTGGCACAATGGGATACACATCAGTGTTGAGCACTTGCTCGTATAATAGAATTTGCCCTACAGTAGCAACTTGTCGCACGCGCGTCTGTAGAACTTCAACTGCTTCTACCAGTCCCGATTCTATCAAATGAGAGTTTTCAGATAGAATCTTTTGAAATGAATCTAAATCTATTATCTTCTCTTCTTGTGTTTCCTTGTTAAATAATCTATAATAAGGAACTTTAATTTTTTCAAACCTCTCCAAAATCCTGTATTTCTGGTAACCACCGCGATCATAATCTTTAACCACATCAGGCGTAAAAGAAGAAGATGAGTTTTTCTTTTTTGAGGAGGGATAATCTTCTTCATCTGTGGAACTATCTATGTTATCTATTATTTCTTCAAGTTGTGGGTATAATCCAAGGAGTTGCTCCTTAGTTAAAATAGTAGATAGTATCATAGAAGCAGAGTCTGCATTATATCTATCTCTTGAAGCTGGGTCTATATAAACACGAAAAGGATTTATGCCTGTAACTTTAACATCACCTCTTCCATAATCCGATTCTGGGTCTACATAAACATAAAAATAACCAATCCCTGCAACAGAATAATCATGCACTACTTGTTTAAAATGAGTATTGCAATCAGAGATATCCCATACGTACTCTAATATAGTACGCCAGACATTAGCTAACTTATAATCAGAGTCCTCTCTTGCAACAGCAGAGAACTTAGGATTTCTAGACGTTAACAAAGACTTGAGTTTATCTACAGCAGCATAAACTCTATCTATAATAAAATCACCTTGACCAACTGATTGAAGCATTTCTGATTCTTCAGCAGAATAATGATTGCCTAATACAAAATCAATGGCATCTCTAGATTCTACTTCCCAGTTAGCCCTGGCATCTCTCCATCTTCTCCATAATTCTCTGTTAGCCTGAGCATCTTCATGCTCGGCAAAAGTTTCTACGTAGTTAATTTTGCGACTCCTTGGTATCTATATATATAATATAACACAATATGCACTATTTGTCAAGTACTTTTAAGTTCTTTGTCCAGTAATCCAGCTTCTTATAATAGATTTCTTTGATTCTTTGCGTTTATCTGATTTTTCAGCTTCAAATTTATCCGAACTAAAGCTTTTACTAAGAGGAGATCTTGCATTTATTATTGAATACCAAAGACCATCAAGCAAGTCATCGTTCTTTCCTTTTGGAAAGTGAAACATCTCATCTACTATCTCTTGATGTATTTTTCTATGGAACAATTTTCCTCTATTAACAATCGGACATAACCCAGACTCCAATCTGTCTTCTTTCTTAATTCCAGAAGGAGGTCTGACACCTCTTGCAATACCTGGCGCCATCTTTCTATCAAATCCACCCATTTTATTAACAGCGTCTTTTATAATTCCTTGAGCTCCAACGTGCTCAACATTAACTCTTCTAACTGGTGAATATTTTTTAGCATATTCAAATATTTTTTTAGGCATTTCGTACAAAGGAAGATGCTCATGGTAATAATCTAATATATAAAAATTCTTTTCACTATCTACAGCTGTTACCATTATAACTTGAAAATCATGATGAGCACTTGATTCGTAAGCTAAGTCAACTCCTAGATAGACATTTACTGGAATTACTTTATCATTATCTCTTATATAAGCTTGATTGTTTCCTGATACAAATTCATAATCATGATGTTGCAATTTATCAATTTTAAACTTAGCAGTTGCTAGGTCTCTAGCGTCATTCATGTACTCTTGAGCAAACTTATGTAATTGACCTACATTCTCATAATCTTTTCTTATCTGGTTAATCTTTGTTTTATTAAAATAAGATTCCCATAATGGTTTACCATCCTCTAATACTCTATGAAAAATAACATCCCACGTATACTCTTCTTTTTTATTCTTAGCCTCTAAGTACCCATCATATATAACCTGTAAAGCAGAATCATAGTGAACAATAGTACCAATCAACCAAATAGAACCTTCATTTCCTTTTGATTCCTCAAGAGATGGATAAACTGTAGACATCAACCACTCTTTAATTTCTCTTCTTCTGTCTGGAGTCTTAGTGTTTAACTCAGATTCAAAGTCATCAAGTATAATATTTGTATATCTAGTGCCTAGTTCAGACCTACCTCTTAATCTCTGGCTTGTTCCTTTAGCTATC